TCACCTAAACTTCGGCGGGCGCTCCTTCCAGTTCGCCGCGATCTCGTGGATCGGCGCACGCTTCCCGAGAAGCTGAATCATCTTCTTCGCCTCCTTGGGACCGACGCCGAATTTTGCACATGACGTCTCGACACACTGATCGCGCCGGCCCGGAATTTTGACTTGCCGATTTTGGGTCCTTTTCATGACGGTCTCCTCCTGCGTAGGAAACGCTGAAGGCGCCCGAATGTTCATAAGCATCAACTAGACAAGAAGGCCTACTTGCCTTTTCACATTAACCGCAAATAGCCGGCCGTCGCGCCGGCGAGAGGAGAGACTATGCCTTTGATTTCTTTGAAAGACGGACGAGTCATCCACTCGGAACACGTTGTCATGTACGAGACGTTCCGCAACGGTGACACACGATTCCTTTTCCCCAACGGCGAATCCGTTACCGGAGGAGCGTATTCCGACATCGAAGAACTATTCATTCCGGTCATTAAGGCCAACCCGGGTTTTGTCGCCGTGTTCCCCATCCATCTTGAAAATGGAACTTTTCTTTACAGGCAGCGGAGTGTGATCGCCTGGCAGCGCAGCGGCTCCGGAAATTATCCCATGTTTGAGGGATACAATCGCGACCACGACCAGTACGCAGCCGTGATCGACCCTGACGGCGGGGTCTTCGATTCAGACGGCAACATGCACGACACGCTCGACGCGTGGAAGGCGGAATACGAGGCGGAAAACGCCACGGTTCGTGAGGCTGCATGACCGCGCCCTCTATCCAATCCATCGAGGCGGTCGAAAGGCCGCCTTCGTCACCCGGTACTGGCCGCACGATCGCACGGTTCTCTGTCCAACTCGGCGACGTTCGCATTAACGGACTGCTACTCCGGGAATATCCCGACGGCACGCGGCGCACCGTATCCGGCAATATAGGAGGTCACCACGCAGTGACCTTTAAGCCGGAGGTCGCCGAGAAAATCACCGCTGCCGCATCATCAGCACTATTTGGAGGCCAGTTTGCCCGAAATTCTCACCGCCACACCGCTTGAAATTACCCCCTCGTTCGATGAGGCCGCAATCCGGACACACGTCGAAATGCTCCATCAGCTAGCCAACGGCCTTGCCGGCAAGTTCGTGGTTTCCGCCTTTTTCGCCAACCCGTCCGGCGAAGACAGGGCCGGCGGAGTCGTCAGCCACCACAATGTCGGTGACGTTGAGGGCATGGTGGACGCCGTCATGGCCCACGCCGAGACGGCAAACGCCAATGTTTACGCATCGCCGAATCTGATGCGACCGTCTCTAGAGCGCGGCAAAAAAGGTGGCGAGGCGGACGTGGTCGCTGTGCTCGCGCTAGTCGCCGATCTCGACGACGACACGGGTCGCTCCGGCGCTATGCCGGTCGACCCAAACTTCGTGATTGAGAGTTCGCCCGGGAATTATCAGGCGTTCATCCTGCTCGACCGCCCGCTGCCTGCCGCCGAAGCAAAGACTCTTGCCGGCGCCCTGAAGCGCGCCGCGAATGCCGATCACTGCACCGTGGACATGAGCCATGTGTGGCGCGTGCCAGGCGGGTTGAACTGGCCAAATGCGAAGAAGCTCGCGCGGGGGCGTTCCGCCACTCCTGTGGTCGTCACCGTTGCTGAGCCCTGGGACGGCTCCCTGACAAATGTTGACGACCTGCGCGCATCGCTGGAGCCGTGGGCAGGGCCGGAACCGGTTCTCGGACAGTTGCGGACACTCGGTGATTTGCCTCCGCTGGAAGGCCTCACTGTCTCCGAAAAGGCGGCTGAAATGCTTGCCGCGAACGATGTTGGGGATCGGTCGGCCTGGGCCTCCAAGGTCGTCGAGCAACTCGCGTTCGACGGCATGTCCGCGGAACAGGGTTGCGCGGCGTTCCTCGAAGCATCGGGTGACTGGTTCGCCCGGTATACCAATCGGGACCCGCAGCGTGACTTTGAACGGCTTTGGGTCAAGTTCGGCGCGGCTCACGCCGAGGAGCGCGCTGTGACCAACGGGTTCGCCGCTGGCATCCTGGCGAAGTACGCAGCGACGGTCGTTCCTGCTGCGGCCAATGACAATGTGCCACCAGTAGAGCAAGCTCGGCCCGTTGATCCATGGGCGCAGCGCAAGCACCCGCCACTTCCGGTCGGCCTGCTGCCAGCAGCGATCGAAGATTTTGCACTTTCCCACGCCGAAATCATGGGAGTTGATCCGGGTGGCTTGGCGGCATCCGCCCTAGCCGTTTGCGCTGCGGCTATTCCCGACTCCATCACCTTACGCGTCAAACGCCATGACGATTGGGAGGAATCAGCCCGGTTGTGGGTTGCCCTCATCGGCAACCCGAGCGCCAAAAAATCACCTGTGATCAGCGCGGCGACCAGGCCCTTGCGATCGATCGACGATGAGTTGGTGCGCAGCTACCTAACCGAGAGGCGGAAGTATGATGCGCTCGATAAGGCAGGCAAAGCCGACACCCAGGCGCCGAAGCAGATACGTACCCGGATCGAGGACGTGACCGTCGAGGCAGCGCAGGAGATCCTAAAGGATACGACGGAAGGCGTCTTGCTGATCCGCGATGAGCTTTCGGGCTGGTTCGGCTCGATGGAACGCTACGGCACTGGGAAGGGGGCTTCCGCTGATAGAAGCTTCTGGCTTCAGGCTTTCAATGGGGGCGGATATAGTGTGAACCGTGTGGGACGTGGCGTGGTCGCGATCGATAACCTGTCGGTATCGATGCTGGGTGGCATCCAACCAGATCCTATTCGCAAGATCGTTGCGGATTCGGCTGACGATGGCTTGCTGCAGCGCCTGTTTCCCATTTGCATGGGAACAGCTACCGTCGGCCTTGACGTTCCTCCGTCGGCAGCGGTTGGCCAGTACGGCGGGTTAATCCGTCAGCTACATGAGATGAAGCGACCGAAGCAGGGCATGGCCGCGGAGGTTGCTCTCAGGTTCGATTCTGCCGGCCAGAATTTGCGGCAGGAGCTCTCCGAAAAGCATCACGATATGGCTGCGGGCTGGGAGATACTCAATAAGAAACTGGCGGCCCATATCGGTAAATACGACGGGCTATTCGCGCGCCTGTGCATTGTCTTCCACTGTATCGAAGCGACGACCCAGAGACCGGCTCATGTGGTGCCGTATCAAACGGCGAAGCGGGCCGCCGATTTCTTGCATGAATTCCTTTTTCCGCACGCGCTGGCGTTCTACTCAAATGTCCTCGGAATGTCCGACAGGCATGACGCCCTGCTTGCTACAGCTGGTTGGATACTTACCCACATGCCCGACAAGATGACCGTGCGGGACGTGCGCCGCGGCGATCGTACGATGCGGGAGATGGACGTCGAGCAGGCAGAGGAAGTTTTGCGGAAGCTGGACGCGATGTCGTGGCTCGACCCTCAGTCGTCAGCCAGGCGGGACTCTATAACCTATGTCGTCAACCCCGCCGTCTATACCGAGTTCGCGCATCGTGCGGAAAAGGAAAAGGCGAGGCGGGAGCGAGTTCGTGATTTGATTGCGTCGTCATAGGCTGATCAACCCACAGACGACAACTGTCACCGACTGTCCCTTGCGCGCATGGCATTTAGTACGAAATCTGGTTCTCTATCTATAAATTGCCTGATTTCAATGCCGCGCGCGTACAAGGGACAGTCGGTGACAGTTCAAATCGGAGGTCCAATGACCTACCACATCTGCGAAAACGCAAGACAGCCCCCGCGGACTCCTTCTGGCGCAATATTTGGCAAACGGGCCCTCCGCAATCAGCATCGCCGCCTGCGGAGGGCATCGATAAAAAGCCCCGCCTTGCGGCAGGGCTCAGCTTCAACGCCACTCGCGGCGCCATTCCCGCCGAGGGGGGCCGCGGCGGTCCCAGTGGTCACGACGATCCCAGCGGTGCGAGTAGTAGCGGGGGCGAGGCGGAGGTGCCCACCGGTTTGGCCGGCAAAAACCTCTCGGGCTCAGATGGTACCCACGGCCGCATGCGAAATCGACGGTGACCACGTTTGACACCACGGGAGTCGGTACGACGCCGATCGGCATCGCATTCGCGGTGCCGCCGGTAATTCCCGCGAGGAGAAGCGCGGCTGTTACGATGAATTTACGCATTGTGTTTCCTCCATTTCGTAGGAGCATTTGACGCAGTTCAGGCTGAACGAGATCTGAAACGGCTGTTCATCTTGCCGACAGGACCCCGGATACCGCGGACCTCATTCTTTCTCTCTTCCAGCTGACGAAAGAAGCCACGCGAGCGCGGCGCCCAGCACCATTGCGCCGACGATCGCGCCAGTCGCCGCAGAAGGGTTGCGGCCTGCCGCTTTGCCAAGCCTAAGCCCTTCTCGTCCGAACTGATTAGTGAACTGGCGAACGCGTGGCGCGAGATACGTGCCGACATCGTTCGCTGCGTTACCAGCTTGCCCAGCGAGCGTGGCACGGAGATCGGCAAGCTGGTTGCCAATGCGGTCAATCTCGGAAATGTAATCACGCTTCATAATTATCCCCGATCATCACGGTCGTAGTCGCGGTCACGACCACGATCGCGGCTGAAACCGCGTCCGGAGTCGCCATCGTTTGAAGGTGTCTGCAGCCGGTCGAGAATCTGCACCAAGGCGTCGGCGCACTCTTTTGTAGAGTCTGAATCAGCGCATCGCAGGTCCACCCGTGTGCGACCATTCTCAACATGGATACGCGCTCCACGTTCTGGTGGTGGTGGATGGTTGCCCATATCGGGTCCCGATCCATGTCGCCCAGGAGGTGGTGGGGGCGGATTGTCTGCAGTTACTTCTGGAGGTGCCTTCGGCAACGGGGAAGTGTCGGCCGGCGCCGATTGAGCGAAAGCGGCAGTAGCGGATAGTCCGACGAGCAGCGTCGTCAGTCGGATATAATTTCGCATGAGATTGCCTCTGTTTCTAGCGCAGAGAGAACGTCGTAATGAAGCCATCGTTCCGGCCGCTTACCGAGGCAGCCTGAAATCAATCTCAAAGAGCGCCCTTTGCCTGAGGCAGGTCCGCGACGGCTGGCATCGCCTTCGACTATCGAACAGATCCCGTTACGATCGGATCAGTTCTGTCGAGTTGGTCCCATGCAAGCGAAGCGCCGAACAGCAGAACCGCGATAATCGGGATGACCAAAAGCACCGCACCACCTGGAATACGCATTACAAAACCTCTCTGTGGTTGAGCCCAAGACTGATGCGCCCCCTTCGTTAGCGAAAGGTTAATCGTGTGCCGCTTTTGCACAGGAGGCGCGACCTACCACGCGTTTTATGGTGGCTGCACCATATCTATGTCTATGGGTGGAGAATTTCCGACCAAAATACTATATGTAGTATATCAACCCAACGCTGGAACAAGCTTATGAGCCGCCGCATCAAATCTGCAGAAGAGTCCGCACGCAAAGACCGCGAAGCCTCCCGTCGCGCACTTCTTACGCTGGTCGCGGACAGCACGGCACCGCGAGATCCGCGCAGCCAGGGACCGCACTACCGGCAACACCTTCTCGATGCCCATATCGTCATCGAGAAACTGCAGGAACGAATTGCCGGTCTTGAAGCAGATCTTGCCAAGACCAAGCGCGACGCAGCATACAACCTGAGCCTTTGCGTCTCACGTACCGTTGCGGAGGAGGCTATGCGGAAAGCGGCAATTGCAATGCGATACCGAGCCTCGGATCTTGCCGAGGGAAGGCAAGGCGAGCCGACTAATACGAGCCACGCTATTGAATGCTTGCCCCTGCCTCGCCCGAAATTCGTAAAGTAGGATTTACAGATGACTGCTGATCGACGCGACCTCTCCAAGCTCTCGGAACTTCTCGCTGCGGCGATGCCTGCCAAGCCGACAAAGCCGCAGCGCCGCCCTCCAGTCGCCGCCAACGACAACAAGCCCGTATCAGCAGTGTTGGCTTGGCCCGCTTTGGAGCGCTTGGCGCATCGTGGCGATATGGCGAGGGCGTTCGCACTGAGGCACTGGAAAAACCTCGTCCAGCCGGGATCTTTGATCGAGTCCACACCAGATATCGATGACGCTGCCGAGAAGCAGATCGAAGTTCGCCCATCCGAAGCTGAGACACTGCGAGCGATTGGCTGGACGGTGACCGGTGAAGAGCGGTGGCCTGATACCGGCCGCATCGTGAAAACCTATGAACCCAACGACGCGACGCCCGTCTCCACACGCAATCGCCTCGGCGGAACCGACACACGTCTTGGCAATCTCCTCTTCCGTGATGGCAAACTGATCCAGTGGGGCGTCACAGCCAAGGGTGCCTCGCTCAAGCCGATCGAGCGTCCGCGGGGGATGAAGGGCGGTCAAACTTCGGAACGCACTGAGGCGGCAATCTGGGCCTATCTACGCACGAACGACGTAGATTCGCCTTTCTCGGCAACTTCATTGCGCCGACCATTCTCCGGCGAGAAGGCGATCGCCGATTGCTACGATCCGCTGCCCCGCGAGGAACCGAGCCATAAGGATAGGCACGGCCGATTCGGCGTCGAAGAAGCGCGTGTGCTGCTGCGCGAACACGGCGTGGACGGCTCGATCCCATTCGAGGATCTGCCGCTTCCGGCAACTCGCGGGCCTGACGCCCTTGTTGCAGGTCCGCAATGGGTCGGCGGAGTGAAGAAGCCGAAACCCCTCGGCGAAATTTCTGCCGCGGCGGGTCGCGAGCCGGATGTCGTGAGGCTGGTCGAGACGCGAAGCCACCTCGACAACCTTCGCCATCTACTCGGCGATCATGCCAAGGTTTTGGACATGGCGATCACGAATGCGACGGCACGGGAGATTGGCATGGCAATGAGTAGGGCCCCAGCCTACGCTGAGAAGGTCGGACCGCTTTTGATCGACGCAGCGATCGATGCGCTTCTAGCCATCGACGAGACGGCAAGGACAGATATTCAGGCGGAAGATCAGAAAATTGCGGCCTGATGTCCGGTGAAGTCGTGCGTTGCGGCGAATTATAGTGAAGGGTTGGAAAATCCCTCACTTTGAGGCGGCGATGATCCGCGGACGCAACGAACTCGCGAGAGGTCATCGGGCTCGTCTCAAAACAATTCACGGCCTTGTGCCGGGCAACTGTTACCGCAGTCCCAAGAATCCAAGAATAAACAGGACGATGACGACTGCTCCTACGATCCAAATGATTCTGTTCATCATGGCCCCTCTGTGTTTGTTAGATCCTGCTGGATCGCCACTGGAATGCGGTTGCCGACCAGAAGGTTCCACTAGACGTCGATCAGCATCCAAATCATTAGCAACTTCTTGAATGAGAGGAATGTCATCCTATATTCGGATTACATTCCCACATCGAGTTCAAGAACGCCCGGCGCGGTTGCGACCCGCGACGGCGTGCGCGACGGTCGATGCCCGCAGGTCCGCCGGCTCCCGTCGCTGCTAATCCCCAACGCGTCACCTTGTGGTGACAGCTATTGCCCGCTGCGCGCCTCCTCCGCTGCGTCGGGCGATCCTGCGCCAGGTTGAGCTTCAGTGCTCCCTGGCGCTTTTGATTCACGGTGACCACATGGCCAAGCGAACCGATGCCGAGGTGTACCACGGCTGGTACGGCCTCAAGGTCTGGCAGGACGCGCGTCACGTGCAGCTAGCTAGGCAACCTCTTTGTGAGCGCTGCCTCCAATCTGAAATCGTCACCGAAGCCACGGTCGTGAACCACCGCGTTCCTCATCGTGGCAACTGGGATCTCTTCGTCGATCACGACAATCATGAGAGCGTCTGCCAGCCTCACCACGACGGATTGATCCGACGTGAGGAGAAGCGAGGCCACATCATCGGGTGTGACCTCGATGGTCGTCCGATCGACCCCTCGCACCCTTGGAATCGTGCCGGAGGGGGAGGGTGAGGATCTGGCGCCGTCGGCCTGCTGTATCTGTGACGCTCCTCCATTCGCACCGAGACCATTTTCAAAGAGGGGGGATGATCGGATGTCGGCTCAAGAATCAACGTTTCTCGACGCTCCCGACTGGAGTGCGTCCTATCCTGATCCACTTGATGTCGCCGAAGCCGAGGAGCAATGGCGCGCCGTGATGGCAGATCTCTCAGCGGCGGGAACGATCGCCGATGCCAACGCCAACGCGGTTACCCGGCTGGTCGAATTTCGCGTCCAGTACCGTAAGTCGGCAAGGCACGTCGCTGAGCACGGCGCACTCCTCACAAGCAAGCGAGCAAAAGTCGGCCAATGGAACCCCCACTGGTCGGCGATGCAGCAGGCCGACGCTCGGATCGTGGTCTTGGAGTCAAAACTCGGGCTAGACCCGGTTAGCCGCGGCAAGACGACAAAGGTGGCGCGTGGCAAAAAGAAAAGTCGGGCCGCCGACGCCTACCTCAAAACTGCCGACGCTTGATCCGGTCACTCGATACGCCAACGACGTCCTAGCCGGCAAAATCGTTGCCGGGGAGCATCACGCTGCCGCCGCTGAGAGGCACCTGCGGGACTTGAAGGACGGGCAGTCGCGCGGCCTTCACTGGCTTCCCGATTTAGCTCAGCGAGCAATTGGCTTTCCGCCCGCTGTCCTGTCCGTTACGGCAGGCGCCGCCGAGGGCAAGCCGTTCAATCTTCTGCCCTGGCAGTTGTTCTGCACGGGAAGCCTGTTTGGCTGGCGCAAGAGCAGCGGCCGGATGCGATTCCGTTCGGCTTGGGTCGAGACTGGCAAGGGTCAGGCCAAGTCTCCGTGGATGGCTGCAACCGGCCTTTACATGGGCGGATATTACGGCGTGAAGCGCGCTGAGGTCTATTCGATCGGACAAGATCGGGCCACCGCCAACGTCCTGTTCAAGGACGCGGTCGCCATGTGCCGGGCGCCCATTCCTGGTGGGGAAGAGGACGACGAAGATTCTCTCGTCTCAAGGGGCGAAGTTCTTATCCGGGGCGAGGGCGACAACGCCTGGAAAATCGAATTTCCAGAGATGGGAAGCAAATTCCAGTCGCTGGCAAATGGCCAGGCCATATCCGGTCCTCGGCCTATCATGGTTGCGGCTGATGAAATTCATGAGTTCCGAGACAACTCATCCATCGAGACGTGGAAGCGCGCAATTGCCAAGATGCCGGGCGACGCTCTCATGCTCCTCGGCACCAACACTCCTGCGTCCACCCAGATCGTCGGCACCGAGTATTCGGAATTCTACCAGAGGGTAGCGCTTGGCGAGATCAACGACGACGAAGCATTCGCCTTCATCTGCCGTGTGGACAAAGCCGATCGCGACACAGTCTTCGACAACGAGGCGGTTTGGCAAAAGGCTCTTCCGGCCCTCGGCGTCACCTTCCCAATCGAGAATATCCGCGGCGAGGTGAACACAGCTCGCGTGTTGCTGTCGACATCATTTTCGGTAAAGCGGCTCTACTTTGGCATTCCAATTGGCGCCGCCGATTTCTGGATTGCAGAAGACGCATGGGCTGCGGCTCAGGGTCGGGTGGACCCGGCCAAGCATCGTGGCCAAAAATGCTGGCTGTCGCTGGATCTCTCCGACAAGAATGACCTGACGGCACTTAGTGCCGTTTGGGCGGACGATCAGCGGCACCTCTATGCCAAGACTTGGTACTGGACCACGAAAGAGGGCCTCGCTGAACGCGCTCTGTCCGACAACGCAAAATATCCCGAATGGTCGGAGGATCCGACTGTCGGACTGACGGCAGTGCCGGGCGCGGTTATCGACAAGACTTTTGTGGCCGCCGAGGTCAAGCGTATCTGTTCTGAGCACGAGGTCGAGTTCCTCGCCTTCGACCCAGCCGGCATGGCGGATTTCATCGCAGCTTGCGAACAGATCGGCTTTGCAGTTTGGAAGTACGAGGGACCGGATAAGCCGGAGGGCCAGGGCCTGAAGTTGGTTGCGCACGGGCAGGGGAAGCGTGTTGTCTTCGAAGACCGCGCCCTTTGCATGCCGCGCTCGATTGAGCGCCTTGAAGATCGAATCCTTGAGAAATCCATCACCGTCGACGTTTCTCCGGTCACCTACATGTGCGCCGGCAACGCTCTCGTTGATGCCGATGGGCAGGGAAATCGTGCCTTCGACAAGAAACGGTCTCGTGGCCGCATTGACGGCATCGTGACCATTGCCATGGCGACGGGTTCCGCTTCGGACGGACTGCCAGGTACAGCCCCTCCACAGACATCTGCTTGGGATGATCCGAGTTTCTCGCTTGCGCAATTAGGGGCATATTAATGTGGCCATTTAGCCAGAAGAACGCGCCCGAATCGCGCGCAAGTCCAGAAAACGCGGGGATTCCCGTTAGCGCCGAGAACTTCCTCACCTACTTCGGCATTCAGTCCGGCAACGTTCCTCACGTTACGATAGACAGTGCTCTGAACGTACCTGCCGTGTTTGCCGCAGTCGCGTTTCTATCCCGCACTCTCGCATCGGTGCCTCGGCACGCCTACCGATCCAGTAAGGACGGCGCCAAGCGCGTCGGCGGCAAGTTAGAGACGGTTGTCAACGTTGCACCGAACGAAGACATGAGTGCCTTCAAGTTCTGGCAATATTTTTGGACGCAGGTTTTCACCGGCGGCCGCGGTCTCGCATGGATTGAACGGACGCCGCAGGGCATTGAGGCCCTGTGGCCGATGGACCCCACAAAGACGACCGTGAAACGCGTCGGGTTTAAGGTAACCTACGAGTTCGATGGGAAGAGTTATCCGTCCGCAGACGTAATTGACGTCCCGTTTATGCTTCAGGCATGCGGCTTGAAGCACTACGGACCGATCTCAAAGGCGGCCAAGGCGATCCAACTTGCGATTGCCATGAACGACTATGGCTCGAACTTCTTCGCCGGTGGCGGTGTGCCTCCGCTAGCGCTGGTTGGTCCGCTCCCGCAGGGGCCAGACGGGCTCAAGCGCGCGCACGAGGACATCAAGCGGGCAATCGATTCCGCAAAATCGAACGGCAGCCAGATTTTCCCGATCCCACCTGGCAACGAGTTGAAGCAGGTTGGTTTCGATCCGGCCAAGGGGCAAATGCTGGAGGCGCGACGCTTTCAGGTCGAGGAAATTGCCCGCGGCTGGCAACTGCCACCCGTGTTTCTGCAGGATCTCTCTCGTGCCACATTCAGCAACGTCGAACAGCAGGACTTGCACCTCGTCAAGCACCTGATCGGCCAGTGGGCCAAGGCACTGGAAGACGAGATGAATCTAAAGATGTTCGGCCGCGGCATCGTCGGGCGTTATATCGAGCACGCCTTGGATGGCCTCATGCGAGGCGACTTCAAGAGCCGTGTCGAGGGTATCGCCAGAGCGATCCAGACCGCGCAGATGACGCCGAATGAGGCGCGCGCGCTCGAGAACAGGCCAGCAATGCCGAACGGTGACGAACTACTGGTGCAAGGGGCAACTGTGCCTCTTGGCTCTCAGCGGACGGATGCCGGGCAAGGGCAGAACACTGCATCACCGGGTGGTGACTTGCCACCTGCGGCTAACGACAATCAAGATGATGAGGCGGAAGCCGCATGACGAACTTCGAAAAACGTAGCCTCGTCGGCGACGTTGAATATCGAGCGGAGGGCGATAAGCGCACGCTCGTTGGGTACGCTGCCGTCTTTGAGCGGCTGGCCATGATTGGAAGTTACTTCAAGGAAAAGATCGCTCCTGGCGCTTTTGCCGAGTCAATCTCTGGTGACGTTCGCGCACTGGTCGACCACGACACCGGAAAGGTGATCGGTCGCACCAAGAGCGGCACGCTGCGCCTTGAGGAGGACGGCAAGGGCCTGCACGTAGAGATCGATGTTCCGGACACGACGGTCGGTAACGATCTGCTTGTTTCGGTCGAGCGTGGCGATATCAGCGGCATGAGCTTCGGGTTCCGCGTCACCAAGGAGACTTGGGATGAGACAGGCGACGTGCCGGTTAGGACGATCGAAAAACTTGAGCTTTCCGAAGTGTCGGCAGTTGCCTTTCCTGCCTACGACGACACCACGATCGCAAGGCGGTCACTGGACGCCGCACGCGCCGCCGTCAGTCGATCTGACAACGCCGCGGCCGCCGCTCGCCGGGTAGCCGAAAAGCGCGCCGGTATGGAGCAGAAGTTTCGGGGCATCCGGCAGGGCGCTTCGTAGTCACCCGGCACGGCCGGAGGGCCGGACGTTCGTCCTGCCATTCTCAGCAAAACACCATTCAAGATTTGGAGACCAGCATGTCCCTAGCGGAATTGCAGGAGAAGCGCGGCCGTCTTATGACCCAGGCCCGCGAAGCCCTGAACGAAATCACCAAGAACACCGACGAAGCTCGCACTGCGGAACTTGACAAGCGCCACGACGACATCATGGCGGAATTCGATCGCGTCGAGAAGAACCTTGAACGCGAAGAGCGTCAGGCAGCCATCGAATCTCGCTTCGAAGAGCGTCAGAAGCAGAAGCGTCCAGTTTCCGACGGCGAAGCCCGCGGACAGGACGATGGCGCGAAGCTGGAATATCGGGAGGTGTTCTACAAGTTCATCGCCAGCGGCGCCGACGTGGCGGAGCTTTCGACCGAAGAGCGTGCGATCCTCAAGGCAGGCGTGCAGTCGGCTAAGGAATTCCGCATGCAGACCACGTCTGCGACTGCGGGTGGTTACACCGTGCCCGTCGAGCTCGCCAATTTCATCGTGAAGTCGATGAAGGATTGGGGTCCGATGTACGACGAAGACGTCGCAACGGTCATTTCCACGGCCGGCGGCAACGTCATCAACATCCCGACGGTGAACGACACGGCAAAAAGTGGCGCCAAGCACACCGAAGGCACCGCCCTGACCGACGACGGCTCGGAAGACGTCGTATTCGGCAACAAGGAGCTGGCGGCCTACGTTTACGACACCGAGTTCGTCAAGTTCTCGATGGAATTGGCGCAGGACTCCATCTTCAACATCGAAGCCTTGCTGGGCACCTTGCTCGGCGAACGCCTTGGCCGAATCGCGAACCGTGAACTGACTATCGGCGACGGCACCGGTGATCCGAACGGCGTTGTTGTTGCCTCCTCGCTCGGTAAAACTGCAGCCGCGGCTGCCGCACTGACCGGCGACGAAATCATCGACCTGCTCCATTCCGTTAACGCGGCCTACCGCCGGTCGCCGAAGGCGCGCTTCATGTTCGCCGACACCACCTTGGCTGCAATCCGTAAGCTGAAGGACGGCGACGGCAACTATCTGTGGTCGATGGGTGACGTTCAGAACGGCCAGCCCGGAACGCTGCTGGGCTACCGTTACAGCATCAATGACGACATGGCGTCTCTCGGTGCTGCCGCGAAGGTCATGCTGTTCGGCGACTTTTCGAAGTACTTCGTCCGTAAGGTAGGCTCTCCGGTCATCGGCGTCCTGCGTGAGCGTTTCTGGCCTGATCTCGGCATTGCCGGCCTCATCCGCTTCGACGGCGAGCTCGGCGATACTGCTGCCGTCAAGCATCTCATCACGGCTGCCTCGTAAGCTAGGACGGCGGGCTTCGGCCCGCCCTCCTCGAAGGAGATGACATGAACATCAAGATGTTGGTCGGCCTGTCCGGCAATGAATACTCGCTCTCGCCAGGCGACGAGCGGGATTTTCCTGAGAAGGAAGCCATCCGGCTGATCGATGCTGGTTTTGCAGTGCCGGCCACCGAGGAGAAGGTCGAACGAGCGGTCGCGCAGCTCGCTCCAGAGCGGCGCACGAGGAAGGGCAAGACCGATGTGGTATCCACACAAGGTAACAACGCCACCGACTGAGCCGGTCTCACTCGCCGATGTGAAGCACCAGTGTGTCGTTCTTCATGATGATGACGATGGGCTTTTCGAAGGCTTAATCGCCACAGCACGTGACCACGTTGAGCGATATTGCGGAACGCCCCTGGCAACGCAAACGGTCGAAGCCAAGTGCGACTGCTTCGGGGATATGACGAGGCTGTCACTTGCGCCGGCCCAGTCCGTCACTAGCATCGAATATGTCGATACAGCCGGCGCCCAGCAGACGCTGGCCGCTTCCGTATATGAAGAGCGATTTGATGGTCTCGAGGCCGCGATCGTCACAAAGCACGGCCAAAACTGGCCGGCAATTCAGCCCGGGTCACGCATCACTTTGACCGCAGTGGTTGGATACGAGGAATTTCCTCCCTCGATCAAGCACGCGATGCTCCTTTGGATCGCCGACGCCTACGAGCAGCGAGAAAACAAAGAGCTGCCCGGTTGGTCTGCGTTCGACGCGTTGCTTTGCAACCATAGACGCGGCGCCTAGGCCGCAGGAGACCATCAATGACAGCTTTGAGTTTGACAGCCAGCGCGATCGTCGCCGGTTCCAATGCAACGCGCGATGCCGGCATCGCCGGCGAGACAGTTGCCGCCGGGCAACCGATTTACCTTTCGTCCACAACTAATAAGTGGATGCTGGCTGACACGAATTCCGCGACCGCCGAGGCTCGCGTCGCCAAAGGCATCGCACTGAACAGTGCGTCACTAAACCAGCCAGTTGCCGTCATCAAGGATGGCGACCTTACCGTTGGCGCCGTCCTTACGAAGGGCGTCGGGTATTACCTTGGCGGAACTGCTGGGACTATCGTCCCTGTCGCCGACCTGACGACCGGCGATTACACCTGTTTCCTCGGTATTGCCAAGTCGACAAGCGTGCTGGCCGTCAAGATTCAGAATGCAGGCGTCGCGCTCTGATGTGGATCCAGTTCGCGGTAAAATTCTGCTGGAAAGCCAATGACGCCGTGAACATCGTTTTCAAGCCAGACGGCGGGCCGTTCAAGGACGGTCGTTATTCGGTGACGCGCGCTTGCGCGACCGAGGCGCTGGCCGCAGGTGCCGCAGTAAGGGCCGCTCCCCAGAAGAGGCAAAAATGACAAAATGGTATGTGCGCCCGCTCCGGTTCTTCGGGGCGGTTGGCGACTTCGTGATTGACGTCAAGATCGGCCTCGATCTGGGGCGCCCCCTTGATGACGCGCTTCGTGTTGCCCGGATTATGTGGGGCACGCGCCGATGACGGCTGGCAAGATGCGTGAACGCCTGGAGTTCCAAAAACGTGAGATGGTCGACGATGGCTTCGGAAACGAAGTGGCTGGCGATTTCGTGACAGTCTTCACCGATGCTGCCGAACTTATCCCCCTAAAAGGCGGTGAGCCGGTGATTGCCGCCCGCCTCAGCGGCGTGCAGCCCTTTATTGTCCGCGTTCGCAGCAGCACAGCTACGAGAGACGTGACCACAGCGTGGCGGGCCATTGACGCGCGCAATGCACCACGGATTTTCAACATCACGTCAGTGGCCAACTATGACCAGAAGAACGCCTATCTGGATATGATGGCGACGCAGGGGGTTGCGACCTGATGGTGATGAGAGCCAAGGTTCTTGGCCGTGAGAAGCTCATGGCGAGACTGGACCAACTCGCTCCCAACGCTGAAAAATACGCGACGGTTGCAAAGCTTGAGGTTGCCAAAGAGGCGGCATCGCTGATTGCCGCCGCAGCCCCGAAGGTCACGGGTGAATACGCCTCGGAGATCGAGGGCGACTACGTCAAGAACCGTCCCCACCAAGAATTGGTTGGAACGTCAGAGTCCAAGGATCCGACGGCTACAGCCGTGTTCGCTCCGTTCTACTGGAGATTCTTGGAATGGGGGACTGCGCCACACAACACCACAAAAGGTGGCGCCATGCGCGCGGGCGCGACGGCTGACGAGGCATTAGCGGAACTACACCCGGGCATTATTGCTCGACCGCACGTCTTCCCGATTTGGCGCGCCTACAAAAAACGGGCTCTGCGCAAGATAAGGGCCGCCGTCAACAAGGGCGTGCGGGAAGCCATGGGGAAGAAATGACATGGCATCACCAGACCTTGAGCTTCAGGGTGCGATAGTAACGCGCCTGAAGGCTGACGCACCGCTTACCGTTTTGATCGGCACGCGAGTCTATGACCAGCCTCCATCGTCCGTGACGTTCCCATATTTCACGATCGGCGAGGCGCAGTTTATCCGCGACGACGCGCTCTGTGTCGACGGCGGGCAGGTCTACTTGACCATGCACGCATGGTCGCGCGCCGTAGGCTTTCCGGAAGTCAAGCGTATCGCTGACGCAGTCGTTGAAAGCTTGCATCTAGCACCGATCACGCTGCCGACCAATCATCTGATTTCGATCATGCATCGTCAGACGCGCGTTTTCCGCGATTCTGATGGTCTGACCAGCCACGCGGTCATTGAGTTCGTGGCTAACACCGAAAAGCTGACTGCGTAGCGCGGGCGGCACACCAACGCGCAACCGCGCTTCCCATCACATCTAGGAGACTATCATGGCTCAGCAACTCGGCAGAACACTGCTTATCAAAATCGGCGACGGCGCGGATCCGGAGACGTTCAGCAACCTTTGTGGTCTGAAATCCAGAAGCTTCAGTCTGTCTCTGAATGAGATTGACACGACGATCCCGTCGTGCACGAATCCAGGCGATGTCGTCGAGGGCACTAGCCGCCCGGGGATTTCGAAGAAGACGTTTACGGGCTCCGGCGCCTACGTTTCCAGCGCAGCGCAGGCGGCGTTCAACACGTACGTCGTCAATGGCACGCAGTTCAATGCGCAGATCATTGTTCCGCAATTTGGGACATTCGCTGGACCCTATTTCGTTACCAACTACGAACTTACCGGCGACGTCGAAAACAACATGGAATTCAGCGCGACTTTTGTCCCGGCTGAGGCTCCGACCTTCACGCCGGCTGCCTGATCATGGCTGTAGAGGAGAAGACCATGGCAGAACCCGTGTACAAGTTTCCGGTAAACGAGGCGCGTGGAGAAGCGCGCCTCGTCATCGACGACGTCGAGCTTGTGCTTGCTGCGACGATGGGCGGACTATCGAGCGTCTCCAGCCGTCTCCAGTGCAAGTCGCTGAACGACCTGTTCTATCGCCTGTCTGGCGTTGAAGTTGCTGCGACTATTGCCGCCATCGAGCTTCTTGCCGTCAAGGGCAATGTTTCGGAGGCCCTACTGAAGCTTCGTTTGAAGCACTTCCCGGCCTGCGCTGCCGCATTTGAGGCTGTCCTTGCCCATCACATGGACGGTGACGAGGGAAACGTCGAGGCCGCCCCAAAGGCGGCGTAAACGACGAACCATTCCCGTTTCGAAGATGGATGAAGATTGGGATCGGCGGCCTCGGATGGCGGCCGGTCGACTTCTGGGAGGCGACGCTCACCGAATTCTTTGAGGCCATCAACGGCCACAATGAAGCTCAGGGTGCCGAGGTGGAAAGTTCCGCCCCGAAGCCAGGAGAGATGGATGCCTTGCTGGCCAAGTATGGCTGACAGCCCGCCACGCGCGGGCTTTTTCAATTCTAGGATGCTCGCCTGTGGCTGACAAGACCGACGACCTGATCATCAGTATCAGCACAGACCTCGCGACCGTCCGCCGGAGCCTAAAGCGGCTCGAAACGGATATCGCGGGCAGTACAAGGGTCATCGAGCGTCAGTTCGACGGTCTCGGCAAGCGGATTGATTCGTCTCTGACGAAGTCGTTCCGTGGTGCCGAAGCTGCTATGGCCAGGATCGGCCATGCTGGGGCGGATGCGCAGACTAAAATTGCTCGCGTGTTTGCGGCCGCAGCTTCGGCTCGCGGCGCGCAGACGCTGATCGATAGCGCAACCAAGATACAGAATTCGCTGAAGGTGGCCGGCCTTGAAGGGGACAACCTCAAGTCTGTCTATGACAGCCTGTTCGCCTCGGCGCAGCGCAACGGCGTCCCCGTGGCCGAACTTGTTACGCTTTATGGAAGGGCAGCGACTGCCGCGAAGGAACTTGGCGCCAGCCAGAAAGACCTGAAGAACTTCAGCGACACAGTAGCCATGTCCCTCAAGGCTGGCGGCGGGTCTGCTGCGGAAGCCAGCGGCGCTATGTTGCAGCTTGGGCAGGCGATCGGCGGCGGCAAGGTTCAGATGGAGGAGTATGGCAGCCTGCTGGACGGCGCTAGACCGCTCCTACAGGCGGTGGCCGCCGGCATCGATGAGGCAGGCGGGTCTGTCGCAAAACTTACGACACTCGTCAAAGACGGCAAGATTTCCTCTAGGGCATTCTTCGACGGAGCAATTGCGGGCGCGCCACTTCTCGCGAAAACACTTGCGACCTCAGAAGACACGATATCGTCTCGTTTCGTTCGACTTCAGAATGTTCTGACGGACGCAGCCGGGAAGTTCGACCGCGGCGTCGAGGCCGGCAATGCGTTCGGCGAAGCATTGGACTCCATCTCGACAGAGATCGGCCAGGTTGATTTCGACAGCCTGTCCACACAGTTGAAGGAAATTTCCGATTTCTTGAACGCGGGCGCGACCGGACTCAAGAGTTGGGCCGATTCTCTTGGCAAGATTTCCGGTCTGCGCAACGTCGGTAAGTCGATATTGCCAGAGGGCGGTGTCAATTGGTTAGGCGGAGCCCTCACCATCAACTCAACGGTGACGCCTGAAAAAATGGCGTTGGAGGCGGCAGAGAAGCGCCTTTCTCTGGAAAAGCAGATAGCCGACCTCAAGGCGCTGCCGCCAAATCCGGACCTTCTCCGGACGATCGACAAGCTGCAGACGCAGCTTTCTGGCCTCCCGTCTGCAGCCAAACGCCAGCCAGGCATTACGCTCCCCGCTTATGCTCTGCCTGGAGGAACCGGCGTCGCGCCAGAGGCGGTTAAGCCTCTTACGCTCAAAGACTACCCAGTAGACGACGCTGCAACTTCCGAAAAGGCAGCCAGCGCCTACCGCGACCTGATCAAGTCTGCCGACGACCGCATTGGCCAGATGAAGCAGGAAGTCGACCTGCTCGGGAAGTTTGGCATCGAGGCAGACGCGGCGCGCTTTGCGCTCGATTTGCTTCAGAGTTCCGAAGACAAAGGCCGTTCGCTTAGCGAAGGCCAGCGGAAGGAGCTTGAGAAGAAGGTTGCACTTTACAAGCAGTATTCTGAGACGCTCGCCAAGGCGAAGCTATCGCAGGATCTGCTGGACGAGCGTCGCCTGAAGAGTATGTCGCCGCAAGAACGGCAGATCATCACGACGCAGCGCCAGTATGGCTTGCCGGAAGACTTGAACAGTCCAGAGGCCGGACAGATTCGCAAGTCGCTGCAGATGGACGAAATAACCAGCGCTTCTGACGCCTTCATCGACAATCTTTCTGGCGCTCTTTTGAGCGGTGGCGATGACATCGGCAAAAAGCTTGGCCAAGTTGTCATGACTGCACTTTTGGATTCGGCGCAAACGCAGATTTCCGGCGTCCTGAAGAAGATATTCGGCCAACTCCTCAACAGCGCCATGGGTGACGGCGGGTCAGGTGGCGCCGCAGCAGTCGGAGGCATCGCTGGCAAAGTTGTCGGCTCTTTGGGTGGTGGCGCAACCGGGAAGGCTCCGGTCATTCCGGTGTCGCGCTCAATGCTGGCTGATGTCGGCGCCACTAAGGCTGGCTCTGCCTTGTCGCAGATTTCGACCAGCGGCGGACTCACGGCAAGCGTCAACAAGAAGTTCGCCGAGAACTTCCAAGGCCTCATCGATGACCTCGAGGGCGCCGGATACAAGATCAAGTCTCTCGGTGGCTACAACTATCGGAATATCGCTGGCACCAACAAGCTGTCGAACCACGCCTATGGCAATGCGATCGACATCAATCCAGGCGCCAACCCTATGGGTCGGAACCTAGTCACGGATATGCCGTCCAGCGTCAGCTCTCTTGCTGCGCAAAACGGCCTTTCGTGGGGAGGGGATTGGAAGTCTAAAAAGGATGCGATGCACTTTGAGGTGCCGTCGAAAGATGCAGCGGCAGCCCTAGAAAAGCTTGCCGCATCCTCTGGTGATGCCACTATGGGACTGGGCAAGCTTGCCAGCGGCCTGGGTAGCGCGGGTGGCGGAGCCTCTGGTGGCGGAGGCTTGCTTAGCAGCCTACTTGGTGGCCTTTCAAGCTACGGCAAGTCAGCTTTTTCCGCATCTCCGCAGTTCGCGTCAGCGTGGACCAAGGGCGGCATAGGGCTTTACGCCGACGGCGGCCCAATCAGCGGCCCAGGAAGCGGCACGTCGGATAGTATCCCAACGATGCTTTCCGACGGCGAATTCGTGGTCAGGGCTAGCCAGTCCAAGAAGCACCGCGCCCTCCTTCATGCAATCAACAACGGCACCATCGGCCACATGGCCATGGGCGGTGTTGCTCGTAGCATCGGAGCGCCGGTCGCACCCGCTCTTGCCGCTCGTCGCTCTGCGTCGAATGACAATGCCAACCCTGGCGTCCTGCAAGTGCAGATCGTTGGGGCGAATGGTGACGACCATGTCCGGATGCTTGTGAAGCAGGGCGTTGGCGAGGGTCTCAATACCTACAACGAGAACCAGCGCCGAGGCGGCTTCGGCACCATGCAAAGCCGGTACGGCAACCAGAAGGGCTGATGATGGCCAACTATCTCAACCAGCCCACGCTGGAGGCCAACTTTCTGGCTCCGGTGCGAACCACCTATGACGTCGTCGGCTCATCAGTCGACGGCGGACGCAACGGTTCCGGTGAGGGCCAGTCTATCGAAATGAGTGGCGGCGGCACGGTCGTCGCCACTTATGAGGACTGCAAAATCAAGGATCCGGAGCAGTACGAGTACATCAACTGGCTCGGCTCGCGCCTGAACGGTGGTTTTCGGTTCATCAATGTCCCGATCATCACCGATTGGTTCGGGCCTTTTCCTCGTATTGGTCGCCTGCCAACGCCGATTATCACCGGCATCCCGCATTCGGACGGCTCCTTCTTCGATGATGGCTCTGGCTACAGCCAGACGACCGTCTGGGGAAAGATCACCGCCAACGCATCCCTGAATGCGGGCATCGTCTACATGCGCGTCTACGGCATGTCCCGCCCTCTGCGCTGGTCCGACTGGTTCTCGATCTATCACGAGGGCGGCAAGGGCTGGCGCGCATACCGCTATTGGGAAGTCCTCGACCGGTACGATGACGGCGTCGAGACCATCGAAGGCACGGACGTTCCCTATCAGGACTATCGACTGGCGCTCGCGCCGCCTCTTCGTGAGGCTGTAACGGCCGGCACGCGCGTCGAGTTCGCCCGGCCTCGCTTCGTTGCCAAGTTCCGCGGCGACTTCACACTCCCGTCCGTCGTCGAGGCATTCTTCGTGACGCAGCAGACCATTCAGTTCTCGGAGGCTTTTTGATGAAAGACGACTTGGAGATCATTCCGTGCTGCGAGCGGCTGCCAGGGCGGCACCGATATCGGCCTGCAAAGCTTCAGCCTGAGTTCTTGTCACCGTCACGCGAAAGTTTCCAATTGTCCCGAATTGAAGCTCGATCGCTATCTTATCCGGCTGGTCAGAATCGAAGCCAACCGACGGCCTTGCCGGGACGTGAACAAATGATCCGCGCTGCCTGAAGCCGATATCCTGAAGCGCTCGCGTCGAGTTTTCAAGCAGGGCGAGAAGGCTCGCAAAGTCAACGGTGACAGCAATCTTCCTGTTGCCCTGATCCAGCCCCAGCATCGCTGCTTCGTCGCCAGTATCAGGCACATCCAGTCCTATCACTGTGAACGGCATAGGCAGGTATTCGTCGCTCATCTCGTCACTCCAGTGCGCGGGCCGCGATGATGGATGCAGCTTCCCGCTACGTCAATCTCCGCCCACTCCCCACCCACATAAAGGCTCGCTCTCGCGGGCCTTCTTCTTTTCTAGGAGCCGCCTATGGGCTGGGTGCCTGACAACGTCATCGCCGAGCTATCCGGCAGCCACCAGCTCGGCATTTTTCTTCGCATCGACACCGACCCGGCGCTGCACATGTGGTTCGGCGTCAACGACATTCCGGCTAACTTCGACAGCGTGGACCCCGATGGCACGGTCTATCTCGGAGGCGGGCGCCTGCTTGGCGTGCCGACCCTTGAGGTGCTGGTCAACGGCACAGCGGACAGTGTTGAATTCACGCTGTCCGGTATCGACCCGACGACGGCGGCCAAGACCATCGACAGCCTGCCGCCTGTTCGCGGCGCGCTTGTTCAGATGGGCATCACGACGCTGGACCAATATTTCCAGCCGATGAGCTCTATTATCCCGATTTGGTCGGGCACGGCGTCGCATGTCGGGGAGGCCTCTCCTGCGACTCCTAGCGGGCAGTCTGTGACGATCACGCTCTCTCTTGCCGTTGTATCCGGCGAGGCGACCCGATCGAGGCCAGCCCGCACGCTGTGGTCATCGCCGCACCAGAAGGCGCTCTCGCCAACCGACAAGTTCTGCGACGAGACGTCCCGCCTTGCGCGCGGCGTCCAGCCGACTTGGACGCTTGGCTACTAGCCGCACCAACGACCGCAGGTTCCCATGACATTGCAAGAGTTTATGGCGCTGCCGCACCGGTTCAGGTGGGGCGGTCAGGGCGGCGACGACTGCACGACATTCCTGGCGACTTGGATCTCATATCGCCTCGGCGTCGACCCGGCAGAAGACTTGCGCGGCACATACCGTGACGCCGCCGGCGCCCATCGGATTCTACAGAGCGCTGGCGGCATAGAGGCCTTCATAGAGGCTCGCCTGACGCCACTAGGTTTCGCGCGCACCGACACGCCAGAGGATGGCGACATCGGCGTGGTGACGGCGCCTGACGCCTACACGGGCAGCGAAGTGAGCATCGGCGCCATCCGCTTCGGCAAGCACTGGCTGGTCCTCGCGCCTGCGGGCGTCGCCTGCAAGAAACTCGAATTTATCGCCGCATGGCGCATGCCTGCTGGAGGCCGGATCGAATGAGCTTCCATCACCGCATGATGCTGCAGCGCTATGGGCTGTCACACACGACGTCGCTCTATAGCCAAGTCGTCTTCGACCCGATCTTCACGCCACTCTTTACAGCGATGCTTGGCGCCGGTGGGCTTGGCCTGACCGGCACGGCCCTGTCGATCGGCGTAGGTGTGGCTTCAGCCATAGCTACGACCGCCATTTCCATCGGCATTCAAATGCTTATGGCGCCGAAGCCTCCGAAACCGGAGGCGGCCAAGGTTCCGCTTACACAGCCAATTCCACACAGGATTTGGGGTGTCGGCCGCACGCGTCTGGGCGGCGCTTACATGCTCTGGGAGTCGAATGGCCCGAACCTTTTGGCGGTTCAGGCTGTGGCGGCCCACAGAATAAAGTCGTTCAACCGTTTCTGGCTCCATGACGACGAAGTCACTGTTCCTCCAGCAGGAGGGACTGCCTCATATCCTGGCGAGCGGTATGGCGGAAACGTCGGCATCTTACACAGACTTGGGCTACCAACAGAAACCCCTTACGCCTTCGTCGTAGATACTTTTAGCGCTTCCGGCTTGTGGACTAACAACCACCGAGGAGATGGGCAGGCGTCCCTAGCCATGTACGCCTCTGCTGAAAAGCAGAAAGATCAAAACAAACGCTTTCCATACGGCCCTCCGTCCTTGTCGGCGGAAGCGGACCTTGCACTCTGCTGGGACTTTCGCGACCCGGCTCAAGATCCGGAAGATCCGGAAACATGGGAGTGGACACGCAATTCCGCAGTTATCTGCGCTTGGCACTTGTGCTTTAACGAGTTCGGCTTTCGGCTGGATTATCAGAAGGCGCTTATGCCGGTCATCGATCTGTGGATCGAAGAGGCCGACATTTGCGACGAAGATGTGCCGCTGGCAACCGGCGGTACCGAAAAGCGGTACGAGTGCAACGGCACTGACACTACGGAAAACGGCCCCAAGTCAGGCCTGAACGCCATTCTGTCGTCGTGCGACGGCCACCTTGTGGCTCGCGGCGACGGGGCTCGCATCCTGACTGTCGGCAAGTTCCGTGAGTCGCGCTGCGTCACGCTTTACGACCGGGACATCGTTGGCCACAGTATTCAATATGACGTTCTTTTCGAAGACGAAGTCAACCGGCTGGTTCCAAAGTTCACCTACCCGGCGACCGCCTATTCGACATGTGACACCGATTTCTTCGAAGATATCGACGCTCAAGTCGAGGCCGGCCGCATTCTCTCGGAGGAGGCGAACTATCAGTGGGTTCACCAGTGGCGGCAGGCTCGCCGTCTTGGTCTGCGTGACTGGAAGCGTCTTCGTCAGAAGATCAAGGGCTCGATCGACGTTCGGTTCAGCGGCATCAACTCAGTATACGCCCGGTGGGTTCGCATTGAATCGCCGCTTCGCCTTCCTCGTCTGAACGGCAAGGTCGTCGAGAACAGACGGTCAGTCCTCGCGCTCACCCGTGGTGGCTTCTCAATGGACGTTGTTCAGCATCCCGACGATATCGACGATTGGAACCCATTCGTCGATGAAGGCGCACAGCCTCCCGTCCCAGCCAACAACAACGATGAGGAAATCGTCGTTCCGGTCATAAACTTGGTCCAGGCAAAGCCGAACGCAGGTTCTGTCTACATCCGGGTTGTGATCATCGATCCTGTGGACGCCAGTCTGACGCCAGTGGTCCGCTATCGGCTTGTCGACAACGGCTCCGGCAATCCCGGCGCTTGGGTCGAGCAATCGTTTCCAGATTCTGTTGCAGCGGGTGGATTTGTTGAGCTGAACACAAACACGGTGCCCGCCGATAAGGCTCTGGAGATACAAGCCAACTTCAGAACTTCAGGCGGCGCCCCTTCTGACTGGTCGATCACCGCCAACATCACTTCAACTGCTGACCCTGTAGCGCCCGGCACGCCCGTCAACATGACGGCGCCTAATAGCGTGACCACGGTCCCTGTGAGCGCCAAGGCGGCGAACGACAACACCCGCGTATTAATCTTCAAGCGCGGGACTACCGTTCAAAGCTACGCGGCTGCGACCCAGTTGGGTACGCCATATTCCGTGACGGCAAATCAGGTGATCTCGTTCAACGACACGCCCGGTGCGGGCACTTGGAAATACTGGTGCGGCGCGGAGAACATCTCCGGCGTCCCGTCAGTCGCGCAAGCCTCCGCCACGGCGATCGTCACCTAGTCCACCACCGCAGACCACCACAAGCCCCCGGTTAGTCGCCGGGGCGCTTTGCCATGAGGATTCCCCATGCCACTTAACGCAGCTTCGATCTGGGCAGATGGGCCATCTATGCAGCCCTTGCAGCCGCACAAACCCTCCATTCGCGCATGGGGCAAATTCCTCGAGCAGAACGCCGCGTGGAATATTGAGAACACGGTCGACATTGCGACTACCGCCATCCCTACGGGAATCGCATTCTTGCGGACGGCTGGTTATTCAGCCCCCGGCGATGGCGGCGGAGCGCTTTACATTCCGTATTCCGGAACCCCATCGCCGGCGAGGCCTTGGCACAAGCAGTCCTCTGACGGTGCATGGTGGGAGCTTGCGCATGGCCAGGCGATCCATGTCGAGATGTTTGGCGCCACCGCCTTCACCGCCGCCGACCTGATTGCTATTAACGGTGGCGCAGAGGCAACTGCCGCGGAAACGGCCAACAACATAGCGTTTCAGGCTGCAGACGCGTTCGTTTCCGCCAATGGCGGCGGTACGATCTTCGCACTGCGCGGCATCTATCCGATCTCGGTAAGTTTCGAGCGCTCGTCGTCGGTTTATCTGGATGGCGGCGGCGTCGGTGAGTGGGAGCCGGTCTATTCCGGTCGGCCCAAGACCTGGGAAGGCACGACGCTGCTGTTCCGCGGCACAGGCGTCCGCAATCAGACCTTTGCTGGCATCACGTCTATGAAGAATGGCGGCGGCTGGAAGGGAGATCCCGACAGTCCGGGGGATTATTTCAAGCTCTGGTCGGCTTACAACGCCGATGCGTCAGGCACCACTGCGGCAACCTTCCGTCAATTCTCTGCGGCCGTTCTTGTCAAAGAAAACGTCCAGTATGGTGGCTTGCGAAATCTGCGGATCTGCAACTGGGTCGGTACCGATGGGATCTCTGACTGGAGCAACACGTCTTCAGCTTCGCTTGGTGACGAGTGGGACATGGGCTATGTCGTCCGCAACGGAGAGTATGTTGACGACTTCAATGTCCAGGTTGTCGGTGGATGGCGCGAAGCTGATCACGCGCTGATCGTCACCACGGTTAGCGATAGCCGAGCAGAGCGAAACCATTTTCGGAAGTGCAAGTTCAATGGTGCACGCACGTTAATCCGAGCGCCGGATCGCTGGTCTTGCACGGCGCCATCATCCAGCACGGTACAGATCTACTTTTCCGAGGAGAGCTATTGGGCTTCTGGCGGAGGCACCTTCCGCGGCTCTGACAACGTGACCTACACCTATACCGGCCTCAATAAAGTAGGTACGGCTCTGACCTTCACGGGCGTAACGCCAGATCCCACCGGGATATTCCACATCAGGCATCCGTCTGCAGGATTTGCCAACACGGAATATGAAGATTGCCTCTTTTACGGCCTAGACCACGTGTCGGGCGACAGAGCTGCAGACTTCGGCCTCACTGATAGCAAAGCCCTGGAGATCAGCGGCTACCCACTTCGCGCGATCAAATTTAGAAACTGCAAATTCTGGACGGCCGAGAAGGTGCTCCTGCATCTTCATGACTGCCAAGATTTCCTGTTCGATAATCCGCAATTCGAGGGCAGCGGGCACATGATCGCTTCGCCGATGGCGAGTGAAGTGGCCGATCCGGCCCAGTTCTGGGCGCCCGCTGCCGCACAAGTCGGCGAGACACGGAATCTCCGGATGAAGGCCGATGATACAGTCGGGCCTGACCAGCGCCTATTCATGCCACGCGGCGGGGTTATTGATGGACGTCAGTTCGGGCCATACTCTGAACTGAACGGTCACTTTCGGCTGAAATCGCTTCGGCCGGGCCGCGATACCGCCATTGAAAACTGGGACGCGAGTGCCTTCCTGCGGGCTTACTCGAACGGCGTCGTCGGCATTCGAGCCGGCAACGCGGATCGCATGGCCTTCAACACCAGTGGTAGCATTGCCCCGGGAGCGGATGGGACGCAAAACTTCGGTGTCACGGCCACCCGCTGGTTGGCGGGATATTTCCGGTCGATCGTGCTCGGCGCAGCCGGAACGGCTTTTATAACCTCAAATGCAGGCGCGCCTGAAGGCGTGGTGACTGCACCGGTCGGCTCGCTCTGCTTGGATTACACCAATGGCGTTGCTTACATGAAGAAAACGGGTACTGGCAACACTGGCTGGAAGTTAGTCACTCAGGCAGCCTAGTGCCTTAAAGTTGTGGAGGGGATGAAGCCGCTCCTTCAGTTGCTTTGATCAGACGGTTAGTCTGTAGATATAGCGGCTGGAGGGGCGGATGAAGTTCGAAAGGTTTTGTGAGGTTTCAAAGCTTTTATGGGACGATTATCTATCCTTCTTGCGGGATGGATTCAAACCCACAAAAAACCAAGTTGGTTTTTTTCCACAGTTCATCATTGTGTCTCGCTACGATCAGCATTGGACGGTTGAGTTATTGGGCGCTCAGCCCGGCTTCAAAGAGCTGCAACTAATAGTCCGAAAGAAGTGTGGAACAATTTCTGACTATTTCAATCAGTTTAAGGAGGTTGAGCAGCGGGGTGCTTTCCATATGCATGGCGCCCACACTAGTACGGGCCAAATAGTAATAGCTCAAGGAATTGACTATTTTCCAGCCTTAAAAAGGTTCCCTTTTCTAGGTCTCTATGAGACAACTTTTCTGGTTATGAATGCAAGCGGATCGTTGATTACCTTCGATGATGATTTTCGCAATACATTGATCCATAACTGCGCTCTGCTGAACAAAAGTAGTGAAGCTTATCGCTGCAAGAATATCCTTCTGCTCGCGGTTTTTCGAAATGATTGCACAGAGATCGAACTAAAGGATTTCTACGATCATTTTTTAAAATATGGCAATACTACAGGCAACAGGATAGGATATGGCGTTAGGAATGCATCCAAGGATGATGAATCCCTTCTCGTGGCTTCCTATTTGCAGAACCTGTATTTGGCTGACCAAATCCACGAGACAACAATAGGAGCATATTTGAAGGACCATTCCAAGGTTCTTTTAAAGGCGTTCAATGCCACATCGTTAGTCTATGAACCCTATTTAAAGTGGATCGAGCACGATGGAACCATCGAAGCTGAGGCTATAAATCCCGACTTCATCTTGCGACGCGAAGATGGCTCGACCGTCATCATTGATCTAAAGTTGGCGAAGACAGAAGCCAAAAGCTTGATCAAAGGTAAAAGGAGCCGCCGCCGGCCAATCGACTACGTGTACGAGGGCATCACCCAACTCGCCCACTACAGCTTCTACTTCACATTCGATGCCAATCGGGAATATATGTCCAAACGATACGACGTAGATGTCTCAGATCCGGAGCTCTGGCTTGTTGTAGGCAGCGTTGAAAACGTTGACGCCGCCAAGATGGAGCAGGCTTTGCAGGCAAACCGCGGCATAAAGATCGCTATTATGGATTATGACACGCTGGTTTTCCACTTTATCCGAGAGTGCGCGCCCTTGTCGTCGCCGCGCAGCCTAATCTAGCAGAAAATCAGGTTTAGTGGGCATTGCTCGGCATCAGGCAGTCAGCTTCTTTGGCCGCGATTTTAGCGCACTAGTGACCTGAACTAACCACCCAACCACAGAGACACCCATGGACCCCATCACCATCTGGCGAGGGGCGCTTTCGCGCGCCCGGTCGGAAGTCCGCGCCTGGCTGATTCCGGATGCCGGGTCGGTCGCCAAGCGCGCCTGGTCGCTGCGCTTCATCGAGCTTGCAGCCGTAGCCGACATCATCCTCAACTTCGTGCCTGTCGTGGCGGATTTCATTCCGTGGTGGGCGACGCTTGCGCTGCTAGGCGGCGCATGGGTCGCGCGGCATGTGGCGCAGCCCGCTGCCGCAAAGGAGAAAACTGTTGTCTAGACTAAAGAAGGCGGGCAGTGGACTCGCCGCGATTACCCTTGCCGGCGCGCTGGCAATCCAGACGGTAGGCGGCTACGAAGGGCTGAAGCTCTACGCATACCGCGACGTCGTTGGCGTCTGGACCGCCTGTTACGGCGAGACCAAGGGCATCAAGCCCGGCATGAAATTCTCCAAAGCCGACTGCAACAACATGCTGATTAGCAGCCTCGTCGAGCACGAGGAGGGCATGCGCGGCTGCCTGAAGCAGCCTGATGCTCTGCCGATCGAGACCTATGTCGCAGGCGTGTCGCTCACCTACAACATCGGCGTGGGCGGGTTCTGCGGTTCTACCGTCCAGCGCAAGTTCAACGCCGGCGACGTCCGTGGTGCGTGCGATGCCTTCCTGGCGTGGGACAAGGGCACGAAGAACGGCAAGAAGGTTTCCATTCCTGGCCTGACTAACCGACGTCAGGCAGAGCGGGCGCTGTGCCTTAAGGGGATCGCATGATCGCCTTTCTCCTAAGCCCCGTCGGGCGCTGGCTGGCTGGCGCTGTGGCCGCGTTCGCGCTGCTAGTCGGCGCCTACACCTACGTCGACCACAAAGGCTACCAGCGGGCCGCCGCGTACTACGAGCAGCGCATCGCCGCCACGGCCGCCGCTCTAGCCGAGGCCGACGCCAACGAGCAGCGCAGGCAGACCATCGCCAACAACGCCGCCAAGGCGCGTGAGGCGGAAGCCATTGCCGCCCTTGAGGCTCAAGAAGCCGATAACCTCGAACTCCGAAGGAGGCTGGCCAGTGAAGCTCAGCAAGATCCTGACGCTGACCGTCCTAGCCTTGGGGCTGGCAGCGTGCAGCGTCTCAACAAGGTCCGTTAGCCCGGTGAAGCCGCCCGCGCTGGCCGCTCCGGACACCAAGTTGCTGAAGGCGTGTGGGTTGCCGATAGACCTTGGCACCAAACCGCTGACCCAGGCGCAGGTCGAAAATCTGTGGATCACGGATCGCTCGGCGCTGCTGGACTGCTACCGTCGGCACTTGGCGCTGCGGAATTTCGTGGTCGAGCGCGACGCAGCTCTGCGGGGTGGGAAATGACGGGCGCAGAAATCATGGGTGTGGTCGGCTTCTTTGTTATGTTGCTAGGCGCCATCTCTGGCGTCTGGTGGAGGATTGAGGGTCGCGTTGACCGCGCCAAATCAGAAGCTGTCCAGAAAGCCACCGAAGCCGCACTGGAGGCTGCGTCTGTGCGCGCCGACCTCGCCGCCCACAAGTTGCACGTTGCCGAACACTACATCACCAAGGCAGGCATGCGCGAAACGCGCGACGAGATCATGGATGCTATCCACGGCGTGAAGACTGCTGTGGATCACATGGTGGTCCGCGTCGATCGCGTCGTTGAGAATCAAAGCAAGCCTGGTCGCGCTACTCGCACCTAGACGCCCGCCGTGCTACCATCCGCTTCGGCGGACCACCTACTGCATATGCAGCACCAAGCCGCCTCTCCTTAATCGGGGAGGCGGCTTTTTTCGTTGTGGGCTGAGGTTATTCACGCTTAGCGGCACTGCGAGACAAGACGATGCCGACGGAATAGGAACCTAATTCACCCTTTTTCCGGAAATGTGAAGTATTGACTTGAGAACCTGGGACACGCCGGTGGATGGTCTGGATCAGCATTCAGTCTGCATCTCGCGAGCAGCGCTGGCAAGGCATGCAGGCGGCGCCACAGCCGCAAGAGCGGGTTCCTGTCCACGGCTTCTCAGGGTGCCTCAATACCCAGGCGGTGTCCTGACATGTTTTGCATTTTCGCATTCGCGCCTCCGCTGATCAGGCGAAGATGGATTCGGCGGCCATCGGGACAATGAGGCCGAAGCCAGAATATCGATCAGTCCCTGCCGATCTGAATTTCCGTCCCCGTGTCCAGCACGATATGCAAGTCCCGGATTATACCGGCGGCATCGAGAAGGGCAGCCTTGACCTGATCAGGCGATCGATTGCCCAGACCGAGTGCCACAGCAGTCGTCTGCAGGTCGATCACCGCGTCCCCCGCTGTCTGGCTGCCTGGTATGCCGGCCTGCTCTCTCATGTAGCGGATGGTATTAACTGCCCGATTGAGAAGCCGCCCGGTTTCTTTCGGGTCAAGTTTATCTATCTCATTAGCGGCTCGGACGAGCTCCGCGATGAAATCGGTAGTCGGGCTCATTGCGGTATGTCCCTATCAACACTCAGCTAAGTCGCGTATTCGCGAACGTCGGACGAAGCTGTTTGTGGATCTCGTATAATGAGGGAGGGTGCCGTGACTGGCGCGATTTTGGACTGCGCAATCAGATGGTGAACGACGGCTCGTCTGACGAACCGGTCCACATCGCCGTTGCTGGCGTCCTCCAGCTTCTTCAGGGAGTAACCTTCCTCGAGCGCCGACTGTCGCAGGCGGCTCGAGAGGGATGCCACGTCATCTGCCAAGACGTTGGTTCGCTCTGAAATCCAATCGTCCAGCCAATCGTCGATGATGCGCATGTTGTCACCTTCGAACTCAAATCGTGCTCCGACATCGCCATAATTCTCGGAACGGCATTGAGTTCCGAATCGGCATTGCCCGCCAACGTAGAGATTGATCGGACCACAGAACACTCCCCTTGGAAGGACGAGCAAGAATCGGAAGATTATTTCATCGGCTATTCGACAGCGGGCGAAGGTCGCGCCTAACGCCGCCAAGTCTGTTTTAGCTCTTGGTCGAACCACATCTCGGCAGCTTCGTTCGCGCCCATTGTCGACCTGAAGTCCAAGTAGCCACCATACCCATTGTCCCGTAGCCACCTCGTGAACTCGCCGAAGCTTGGATGCTCCTGCTCCTTCTCAGCTAATGTAGCGAACCAAGTGTGGCTAAGGGATCGAATAGCTTTCTCGGCTTCTGGTTTTTTCATTCAGCCCTCGCACGGGAAGTCATCCACATCGATTTGACGGCGTCGTCATTTTGGAGGTTGCTCCACAAGGCCACTTGTTGCACGGTACCTTTACCGTGATCCGGAGAGGAGAAGGCAGCAACCATCTCCTCTCCTTTGCGGGTACAGCTCCAGCCGTCGAGGGCGACCTTAACGTGTTTTCCAGGCACGGTCGTTCCTTGGCGGCGAGAGCAATATGCCTGAAACTCCGATGAAACGGGGCTTTTGCGATCTTTAATCCACAGGCAAATCTGTTCTTTATTCGTTCTCAATTATTCCTATCGTGCCGTCAACTACGGAGCACGCGCTCACCGTTATTTTGACCGCCGTCAATGCCGCGCTGGCCGCGGATAGGAACGCCCGATAGAGATCAGATACTCGGTGATCTCCTCGAGTAGGTGATCGCGTTCGCCATAGCGCTCCACGATGCGCCGCAACTCGGGCTGCACCTTTCGATACACCGGCCTCGGCAGGTCGGCGTCTCCGAAAATGTATCCAACGCCAGGCACCGCCGTGATGTCACATCCGGTCGCCGCAACTTCTTCGACAAAAGCGGGGATTTCAGAACTCTGCATTGTCCTCATAGCAAGCCTCCTAGTCGCCACATGGTAGCGCAGAATGCGGAGTGCGCAACTCGCAGAATTGCTAGTGCCGAGGCATGATCAAATAGGAGTATCGGTCATTCATCGACCAGATTCTCCGCCGCCTCGAGCTTCGCAATTGCCCGCTCTGCAAGCTCAACCTTTCCACCCAGGTAGTGCGCGTCGAGGATCTCGTGGATGTCCCGCATTGAGTGGCCAGTGATGGCTGCAATCTCGGCGGCGGTACAGCCAGCCAGCGCCATGCGCGTGACAGCGGTGCCCCTTAGGTCGTGGAACGTCAAACCAGTGATGCCGACGGCTTCGCAGGCCTTCCGCCAACTTGTTTGAAAGCCGGCTGTTGTCCACGGCTCACCACGACTGTTGCGCAAGATTGACCCTTTGGCACGAGGCAAGAGAGCGAGCGCTTCCCGTAGCGGCTTTGCGACCGGGACCGTGACGCGGGCGCCTGTCTTCGACTGCTTCACCTTCAGGCGGATGCCATCGTAGTCTGCCCATGCGGCCCGCAGGAGGTCCCCTTGCCGTTGGCCCGTCCACAGGCCCATGAGCATCGCCATCCGCATGTGTGGGGGAGCTAGAGCCGAGAACGTCGCGATGTTTTCATTTGACCAGACTTTATCGGCTCGATCGGCTCGATACAGGCGCCCACCACGTTCGCAGATGTTGACTGTCAGAAGACCGCGATCCTTTGCGCATGAGAGGACGCGGGCGAGGGTGCTCCAAGCATAGTCGGCCGCGCGGGGCTTATCCGCCAGGCCGTCGCGCCACCCCTTGAACTTTCCGCGCGTCGCGGGATGCTGAAGCTCCTCAATGGATAGGGTACCGAACCGCCGCCAGATGTCGTCCAGGTAGCGATCGTAGTTCACTCGCGACGACTGGCTCTTGGTCCGAAAGTCGGAAGACAGTCGGAATTGGCGAATGAGCATCGCTAGGTCATTGCTTTGGGGGTTCCGCCGATGCTCATGGGCTGCCTCGAATGCTGCAGGCAGAGCAGGGTCGTCCGGCTGAATCGCGTTGCCGCTGGAGTCGGCAAGGAGTGGTCCGCCGCGCCATGCGTAGCAGTAGTATCGGAGCTCGCCGGAGGCGAGGATCCTGCGCGCTTTGAAGAGACCTTTGAGGCGTGGCCCGGGCATCGCATGCCCCTCGCGTGTCGGAGCGGCAGTCATCTCTTTCCCCATCGCACCTGCGTTCTTGAGAAGCGGAGAGGGTCATCCCACCACGGAATGTCTTTCCACATCGAAGGGACTGGCAACGTGTTGATCGCTTCAATGAGCGGAGCTTGCGGCACACGGGTGTATCGTCGGCTCATGCTGTCAACAGCGTGGCCTAGAATTTGATCCTTGATGTGTGGATGCACGCCGTTGATAACCAACTGCGTGGAGACTGAGTGGCGCGCCGTGTACGGAGAGACGTCAGTTATCACTTCGCCTTTCTCTAAAAGTCGCTTTCTCGTCGCGACTACGGTGTTGCTCAGTTGGCCGCCGTGGTTCTCGGCTATCGTGTAAGGTTTTCCCCTGACGCTCCTGAACACCTGCGGCAGCCGATCTCGCCTTCCCATGAGGGACCGAAAAAGTGGCACGAGGAATTCATGAATAGGTACGCCTCGAGGCTCGCCAGTCTTGCTGCTATTGACGACTAGCCACCGGTTCTCGACGAAAATGTCCGTTTTCTCTAATGTGAACAATTCGATCGGGCGCAAGCCTGTGTAGAAGAGAGCCGTCAGAACCATGGCCGGAGCGGGGGGCATATGCGCTACGAACAGCGCAGCTCGATCGTAGTCCACCGGGTGCGCTCCACTCCGTGAGATGATGGCCCGCCTGGTCGTCCCCTTCGGTCGCCGCGGGCGCTGCCACATCTTCAAATCCGCCCAGTCATTTTTGACGGCATGATTCCAGACTGCAATGAAAGGGGTGTAGCATTGCCTATTCTTGGTTTGTGGCGACGCTCTCGGATGCAGGCGGTGGGCTGTGGCATCTAGATCGGCTTGGCGAATTGTGCGCAAAGGCAGAGTGCCCATCTCTGCGCGAAGTGCGCGAAGAAACCGTTGCGACCCACCGCTCCGGAGATAGGCATCGGCTGCTTCGTTGAAGGTGATGTTGATCTTCCGTCCGAAGATGCTTTCGTCGAGCAGCTGTCTCTCGCGGATTATCCTGATCGTTTCAGCGGCGTCCTGATCTGCAGTCCTGGTGCTTTCAAAGATGTGCAGGCCTCGCACGCTTCCGCGGATCCACCAGTTAGGAGATTTCGATCGTCGGATTAATAGCAACGGCAT